CAGACCTGCGAGTATCACTATGTAAGCAACACTTGACTGATACATCTTGTCCTTCTCGTACCTCACCACCGAAGTAGGAGACGATAGGACCTATGGGGACTGAGTTTGCATCAGTGGAGTTGGAACTCCCTCGACCTTTACCCAGCCTTGACCAGTCTTGTGCTGGCATACGCATCCTTCACACTTCTCGTGCCAGTGTGCAGCACGCTTAATATGGTTCAGTGAGTTCTCCTCACCTGCCTTGAGACAGTTATCGCAGATCATTCTTCAACTACTTCATCTGGTAGGTACTCTTCGACTGCTTCTTCTGCATCAGCTTCCTTGATTGCTTCGACTACTGGTACAACTTCTGGTACAAGTATCTCTGATGTGGTGATGTGACCTAGTGGTATTGCCATTATTGTTTCTCCTTTAACCATTGTGCTAGGTCTTGAACGACCCAGGCTTGACTTATGCCAGCGTTGCGACGCTTAACTACAACATAATGCAGTGGCACTTCCCCGATACCACGAGCCTTAGCGTAGTTAAGCGCCTCAACTTCTGCTTGCCTCCAGAACTCCGGCAAGTCTAGTCTCGCCGTGTTCTTGAGTTCTAGTATGTAGGTCTGTCCCGCGACAACACATACTAAATCACCTTCGTCATCTTTACCCGCTAGACGTAAGCGGTCAGCTACTTGACCCATCTTGCGTAGCCATTTCATAACATCTATCTCAAAGGCAGCACCCTTAGCCTTATTGTACTTCGGGTTGCTCATCTACCAGTACTACCTTGTTGATCTTGTAGACCACGTTACCTTCTTCATCCTTGACCAGTTCGACAACGCCAGACTGAAGCAGAGCACCAACGAAGTTGGTTAGGTCTACCTTGATTGCATCAACGTCTGCACGCAGTGCATTTAGGTCTTCACGTAGTGCGTCAATCCTAAGATTCTCTCGGTACTTATTTGATAAACTTTCTTCAGCCATTTAATTCCCTATCTATTGTTGGACTATGTAATCGCCTTGGTATCCATTTACTGCATCGTTTCTAAGCATAACACCCCAGGCGTTCTTATCTGAGATTTGGCAGGCAGCATAGTTTACGAACAGTAGTGCGTAATCCTTACCATCTGCAGTGTGTGGCCCAAAGCGGTTCTTAACTGCAGCTACCTTCAACTCACCAACGGCTGGGTCATAGCCCAGCGTTAGGATCAGTGCCGGTAGTTGACTTACCTTGCCGTGAATAGCACGTCTAGCAGGTGGGTTAGATGGTGATCCGTACTCACTCTGCTCGGATACGTGGTGCAGTACCAGTACGCAGGCTTCAGTCTTACGTGCCATATCGTGCAACTCCATCATAATCGCACGTAGACCAGCCCACTCATTGTCTGTCTCTGCAGCCACATTCATTAAGTTATCTATGACTATCAGCTCTGGAGCGTGACCATAGAGTTCAACATATGCCCTGATCTCTAACTCAATATCATCTAGTGATGGTGATGAATCAAAGACCCACTTGATATGTTCTAACTTATCGAAGTGCTTATCGTAGTAGTTCTTATTGTTAGATAAGTTCGACTCTACCGATACCTGCGAGTGACCAGATGCAGCAGATGCTGCTCTCATCATCACAGTTGTAGTATCAGTATCTGCTGAGAAGAAGAGCGTTGGTACATTTGCCTTCATCGCATAGATGAGTGCAAACATAGACTTACCAGCGTTAGGGGCCGCAGCTACCATACAGACTTGTCCTCGCCTGAACTTAATCTGCTTGAGTGCTAGACCCTGCCACACGTCAGGAAGAGGAGTTGCTTTGGTAAGCACCCCACTCCAAGCACGTGATAAGTCAAGCAATGCCTTCCCCCTTTAATACTATTCTTCGTTCACGTCTGATTAGCCTGCGTTGACCTTCAGTTATGCCACCCCAGATACCGTGCATCTCATTTTGTATACCCCACTCAGCACACTCTGCTTGATGTGGACACCTTCTACAAATTGATTTAGCCATAACCATCTCGGTTGTGTTAGAACTTCCGGCCTCCTTTTCAGGAAACCAGAAGTCGCCACCGACTGTCGCGCAAGCTGGATTCTCATAGAACCTAGGCTCGCGCACCGATCATCGAACCCAGATAGTTTCGCACTTATCTGTTGCACCCTTTGGTGCAGCACACATATAGCCCTTCCAAGGACCCTTGGTTGAAGTACCTTCACGAAATGCCATCACGCCGTGACGACAGATTTTTGATCCATCTTGAGCAGGTGCTGATGCAACTGGTGTTGCGTTAAATGCTGCAGCAACTGATGCAACTGTTGGTGCTGGTGCTGGTGCAGCTACTACGCCACCTGATAGTTCAACACCGGTAGCACGAATGTTGAGTGCGTTCATAGCAAGGTCTGCCAACCCTGCTTCTAGTTCTGCAACTGATGCAGCATAAAGATTGATAAGTGTTCCATCAGATAACTTGTAGTTGATCTGGAACTTTGTTCCTTCTGTAGCCATTTACTTTCCTCCACTTGGTTTGATGTTTAGTCTTGCTGTCTCTAGCCCAACACTTACTGGGACATAACCAATAAGTTCTTTTACTTTATCTTTATCAACTGTCTCACGACCTTTGACCTTTGTCCAACTGATTTCAATACCACTAGCAGTAACGCCAATGGTTCCCTCGAAAGAAGTCTTGATTGAATCTCTTTCAGTCTCCAGCTCTTTAATCTTTGCATCTAACTGTAAGTAATGCAATGCGTTTTTGTCAACTTCTTCGTCCTCAATTACTACTTCACTAAGGACGATACGTTCTTTTTTTAAGCCAACGCAACCCATCGTTCCCGATGCGTCATAGTACTGGCAGTAATGCTTACAGAAAGATTCATCCTTCTCAGGTTCTGGAGCGCTCTCCATTGCCTTGACTTCAGTTAACCACTCCAAAGCCTCTAGTGCAACATCTTCATCGTAGGCTTCTGAGTGAACCTTTACATCCTTCTCAGCTCCATCACGAGCGATAGCAACTAGGTTCACAGTGTTGACTGTGTGACCGTTCTGCGCTAGTAGATACCCATAGATCTGCACCTGCCAACGCTGTTGTTTTGATGGGAAGTAAGAAAGGTTCTTGACCTTGCTTGTCTTCCAGTCAATGACTGCGCCGGTACTAGGTATGAACAAGTCAATGTGTGCCTTCATATCGCCGTGCTCTACTGCAGTCTCAACTAAGTAATCTTTACCATCTGGATCTAAGTGACCGATAGCATCTTCAATTGCTGCGTGAATAGCAGTACCCATAATTGCTGCCAGCTTAGACTGGTTCTCATTAGTCTCTGGCTGTCCGTTCAATCGGTACCAGACCTTACGACGGCAACCACCAATTTCTGATGGACCTACCTGTGTCTGTGTACTGCGATCACGAGAGGCATCCTTAGCGTGGAGCACTGTTAATAGCAGTTCTTTTGGATCTGTAATCATTGCGGGTTCCTTACGATAAATGCAGCACCTGGATAGTTCGCTGCTTCTAACTGTTGTGCTATCTGTTCACGAAGTTCTATCTCCATAAACACTGGTCTTGCTGATCTGCGACCAGATTGTATTGCTTCCTCTATCGCATAACGTAACGTCTTTTCCATTAGCGGTGGTCGTCTCTATACTGTAGAAAAGCATCGAAAGCATAAGCTGATACGAAGCCAATCAGTAATCCAAATAAAAATCCAAGCATTATTTCCATCCCTTCTGTTGAGTAACTAATTGAATCGGAGGACAGGTGTTCACGTCAAGTACCGACGCGATCATTACTGCCCTTTCTGCTACCACCTTAGACATCAGCAAGGATTTGTAGGAATTAGGTTTAAGTGAGTAGAGGTAGCCAAGAGCAAAGGCTCCACCACTACCGGCGGTGAAGAGTCCACGTTCACTAGCGTTGAAGGATAGATCAGATCCGATAGAAAATAAGATCCCATCGAAGGCGATCAGGTAGGCGTAGCTGGCTTCCTTATCGGATGGCTCGTATCCATTATCCTTAAAGGCAGCGTAGATACTTGGCAGTATCTTCTTACCCATCCACTCCACCGGATCGTAGTTCTTATACGTTGGTGGTTTCCAATTAAACGCGAGGATATCTCCAGGTCGTGAGTCGCCCGTGATACCTATCAGGTAGTCACCTACGCTTACGATCTTAGGTGTCTGAGTAGAAATGATCCGCTGATCGTTATCGGTGATTTGAGAATCGGCGGCTAATACTACGAAGTCAGGTCCCTGGATCCCTACCAAAGTTGTCATAAGGCAGATCATATCACGGCGTGTCTATATCGGAGGTTTAGATATCAGAGACTACAATATGAGCCGTAGGCGAATAACAGTACAGCGGCCCTTATCGGGCCGAGGAGTAGGTAGGAGGCCCGACAGTGCAACTGCTCCGTCTACTCTCCCTGCAGAAATTCAAAGGTAGGCGCAAGCTCTACGATGGCCTTCCTAAGCCGTTTGGAGCCGATCTGAGGGGCTTAGGCCCCGTCCACGCCTGTACCTGTGGCTGTACCGTATTCAACATTATGGCAGCCTTTGAAGATTATGACATTGCTTGGTGGCACCTCGACGGAACCTGTGCCAACTGCGGAAATCTGGTAACGATTCCCTGCCCTGTGGATAACCCTGATGGACCACAAACTAACGAACATTGATGAAGAATCCAGGACTGCACTATGCTCAGTCTGTGGACAGACCAAGATTAAACTTAGAGATAAGACCCGACCCATTCAGAGCAGGTATCGGTGCAAGGCAGTCTATAAACGTAACATCATTAAGAACCAATACCCATATGCAGTCCACAAGAAGGACACCTGCGAGCAATGTGGTTTCATCCCAGTCCACATCAGCCAGCTTGATGTTGACCACATTGACGGGGACCGGTGGAACAACGACCCGATTAACCTACAGACGCTCTGTGCTAACTGTCACCGCTTAAAGACACACTTGCATAACGACAGCGACTCTGGTATCTTTTAACTGCTTGAATAAACCACAAGCTCCTAGCAAGGCCCCTGTAACCGACTAACTACAGGGGCTTTGTATTTTTCAGGCATAAAAAAAAGCCCCCCACCCAGGATTTCTCCTGAGCAGGGGGCCATTGCCTCGCGCTGATGGGCTAATTACTTAGCGCCACGTCCAAACTCTGTTGCCTTTGGGTCTAGTGCCTTGAGCAATGGACCTGCAATAGCAGCGATACCTGCTGATGCTAAAGCCTTTGGATCAGTAACTCCTGCAAGGTATAGCGCAATTACTGCTGCTACTCCTGCACGAAGATATGTTGCGAGCATTGATTTGATTTGCGGATTGATTTTCATTTGTTCTCCTTCTTCTTAGGTAAAGGCTTAGGGATGTTAGCCTTTACTTTATTGATGACCTTTGGATGGGGCATCCAAGGGAACCAAGGAGAAGTGTCGTTACCGCACTCTTCCTTGATCGAAATATGTAGGTGCTTATTGTGTGGGTTGGAACCGGTGTACTTGCGTTCACCCTTTTCTGCTGACCAGATCTTGCCTTTGAATATCAGATACTTCACACGTGGATCTTTCTGCAACTCTAGGTAGATCACAGCACAGCCAACGCCGTGTCCTGGATCAGTAGTTAGATCTACTGCAAAGCCTGAGTTGTGATCTGAGTTAGGGTTCTGATGTACGTGTGCTGCGCTAGGTAGCAATCCATCTGATGCCTTGTTGCGCTTAGGCCATAGGGCCGTAGCCTGACGCAGTACTGCTATAGCAGCAGGTGTTGCCTTCTTTGCTAATGGAATCATTACTTCTCCGCTATCAGTTTGTATAGATCATCAATACGATCTTCTAGTCTCTTAACAGAATCCTTTAACGAGCTACCACCATTGGGTTTAAGTTCATTGAGATAGTGTTTAACTAACCAGTTAACTGCAGCCACGAAACCACCAATGATGGTTACTACTGCTACCGCTACTGTTGCATAGTCTTGTGCTTGCATTAGACCGTCCTGATCGTGATGAGGAGTGTTCCGCCGAAACCAGAGAATCTCTTATCCTCTGGGGTTTTGTTGATGAAGTCCATCTCTTCGATGATGCCAAGGTATTCTTCATTAGTTCTAAAGTCCTGAATACGGATGGTGTCACCAACATTTTCAATGGCTTCTAGTTGAGACAAACGATTATAGGCAGATCCTTCATAGCCCACTTCGTTGCTGAACTTATCGCTCTCGTGGTCATAGCAGAATACTGGGTACTGGATCAGGCGCTGACGGGGAACTGCTGGCAATGACTTCAACTGATAGCCAGTAAATAGCGGTCCCTTGGTAGAGTCGGTTGCTGATCGAGTAAAGGTAAACTTAAATCCTAGATACTCTTGTGCAGTAGTTGGGTAGTTTACGTTGATCTCAGGAACTACTGTTCCTTGTGCAAAGGTACCAATATTGTACTCGGTATCTATTGAGTCAATAGAACTGATAGCGATACCACCATTAGTCGTATTGATACGAGCTTGTAGCAGTTTATAGATCTTGGTCTCAAGTGTGTTGTAACGGATATAACCGGTACGTAGGTATCCACTTGCTACAAGGGTACTTTCAGATTCAATCCATATTCCATCACCTGGTACACCAAAGACAACTCTGTCGGTAGAGCCAAGGAAGTCTGCAGATACTGGGTTAGCAGTCTCACCGCTTGCATAAACATCCCAAGCGTAGGCAAAGATAAGGCTGTTAGGAACTACTGGCTGTGATAAATCAATACGGATTAGACCTGATTCACCATCTTGCAAGGTTGTTACATAAGCAAAACTATCCTTAAAGGTTACGCTCTTGCACTCTGTATTCATTAGCAATGGTCCGTAACTTACGTCACCATCGGCAGATACCACTGCAATTCTTACACCCTTACTGGTGCAAAGAACTCCAAAGGTACCAAGGTATACATCGAAGGCATTGAGTACCTCTCCCTCTGGTAGATCAACTACAACAGTAGGTGTCTCTAGCGTTGGGAAACCTAGAGCATTAGCATTAGCAGTATCTAGTGTAATCTTGTATAGAGATGATTGAGATCCAGCATAGCCACCAACATAGAAAGCAGCAGGTCCCTCAGATATGGTTGTCCATATCCAAGATGGGTTTGGGTGTTGATAAAGTTCAGTAGGTAAGGCGTGACCACCTGAAGTGGTTGCCTTATTAGAATCTAGTTCATATAGATCCCTATCAACTGCAGCGAGTAAACGCTGCTTTGCATAGCGCAGTACTACTGTAGTTACTGGACCGTTGAGGTCGTAGATATGACCATCAGATGTGGTGCCAAAGATATTACCTCTATGGATACGGGCATTATCTGCTGCAAAGTACCGACTACCATCAGAAGTTAGTGACTTGAAATCAAGTGTATGTGGAGAAGTTACCAAGGTGTAGGTGGTAACAGTAGGTGTATCACCACTCATAGTAAGTTTCTTTAGATCAGGTCCTTCAGTAAAGACAACTGCATCTACGTTGTTAGTGGTATCTCTAGCACCAAACAAGGATAGGTTGGTTGCTGTTGCAGGTTCAGCCTGGACTGTGGTATTAAGTAGAGTTGCTTGTCCTCTAGTCCAGACATCTAAACCTTTAGATTCTGTATACTGAAAGCGTAGCGACTCTTCCTGAATAGGCTCAAAATACTTAATCCCCGCTCCTAAGTGGAACGAGGATTGAGATCTAACCCACCAACCGGTGAGCGTCTGCTCACCAGGCTCTCGCGTCTGGTCAATCTGTTGCTTACGATACTGCGCTGTTACTCGACGGTAAGGCTGCATCTCAGAAGCTGCAATAAAGAACGGCAGTCCAGAAAAGGCTACATCGTAGAATGTTCCAGTTTGGGTATAGTTAGTAGTTCCAGCAGGGTTGGAGAGTACATAGGGTATTCCCTCGGTGATGTCAGAGCCGTATGGCACGTTTACTCCTTAGTTGTTTGTTATTGCTGCGATCTCTTCACTTGAAAGTCCAAGTGCTACTAACTTTGCTTGGGCGCTAGCCTTTGCTGATGCTTGTGCTTCACGTGCAGCATCTTCTTCTGCCTTACGTACTGCTGCTTCTTCTGCTTGCACTGCAAGTTCTGCTACTTCTGCATCAGTAAGTTCAATTTCAAGAACTTCACCAGTAGTGCAGTTTACTTCGATTCGTGTTGGATTAGGCATTTGATACTCCATAGAGGTAGGCGGTTGTGTGTTGCATAAAATTAGGCCCAGTATATGGGGTTAGACTAATAGAGGTAATGGCTGCACTGCTAGACCATAGCCCAGACGTTAAGCTTAAATAGTTGCCAGTACTAGCATTGGTTTCTCCCACCGAGTCAAAAGATATAGATTTATTACTGTTCCCAGCGTAGTTAGGTATATAAATCTCAGAATTGCCAAAAGTATTAGAGGTCGCAGCGTTAGACGAGATGCCACCATATATGGCGGTATCTGAGTACGAGCCAGTCGATGATCCTTCACCATAGAGTAACTTCATAGTTAAATTGGTAGTTACGCCATTGAAAGCGATTTTGACCCAATCTGTAGCGGTTGATGTGCGGGTAGTGCGAGCAGATATCTTTAGTATTAAATCTGTGTATGTACTGGGTATTGAGGTAAAATCGATGGAAGTAGCCCCACCGGATCCCACGGTTACGGCAGTACCAATTTGAGTATATGTAGTAGGCATTTGCTAGGCCGCCTTTATTCCGTAGAGAGTGAAGGTGGAGCCAATAGCATAATTACCTGATTGGGTAAAAATGGTTATTGAGTTAATAGCCTCTGGTGTCTTACGCCATAAATTTGCATAGGCAGTAACTTGCGCTCCGTTATCTGATGAAGCACGTGATATAACTGTTTTGTTGGTTGTCGTATTTGCATAATTCATTATGTTAATAATACGAGTATTTGGATTTCCACTATTTGCTGAAAGGTAGCCACAATCTGCATAATTATAATTGCTACCGCGCCCCGTAATAACACTTGAACCAGTACCAAGAAAATAAGTATTGGAATAATTTGTTGCAGTATCACTATTAAATCTTAAAGAGCATTCAGGAAATGTAGAACCACTAGCAATAATTGTATTAGCAACAATTACTAAATCGGTATAGGTTCCAGGAATGCTGCTAAATGTTAAAGTTGATGTAGCGCTAGCCAGAGTATTAGTTGCAATAGGAGTGTATGTCTGTGTTGGCATTATTACCCTTTAATTCCATAGAGTGCGAAAGATGAATATTGGTCAAATGTTCCATTAGAAAATTCAATACTTGTTATTGCCAATGTTGAACGCCAGTTTCCAGACCATAAAGCAATTTCTCCGCTACCATTTCTATCTTGTCCACTAAGTTCTCTGGTGGTTTTGTATTTAGATGTATTAGAGTAGTCCAAAATATCAATAACAAATCCATTATACATACTTGCATTTGTAGAAATAATACTGTTGTAGATAAATGCTTGGGTTGCACCTGCTCCTGCTACGACAGTGCTTCCATCACCATAGATATAGTGCCAAGAGTAGTTGCTACCTGTATCACTGTTGAATTGCATTTTAGGGTTAAAGTTAGTTCCACTTGCTTTTGCAATAGCCCTAATCTGCAAATGCTTATAGGTTGCAGGGATTGAACTGAAAGAAATAGTAGTTGAACCGCCTGAGCCAACTGTTACTGTAGAGATAGACTCATAAGAGTTAGTTGCACCTATAACAGAAGTGAATCCATAAGCTCTAGCAGATAACCCACCTGTTGCTCCTAGTATCGGACTCATAGATTATGCAAACTTCGTTTGGCTAGCAAAGACTGTGTAGGTTGGTGTTGCTGCTGTCTTGATTACAGTGTAGACATAAGCATCAACAGATGATGCGTTGCCTGCAGTTGGCGCTGTTCCACCTTGCCACTTTGGAGTAACAGATGAACCGTCAACTTGCACTGCGCTGTTGTAATAAGCAGTTGCACCCTGTGTAACTAGGTGCGTAACAGTTATAGCATCACCCACTGCTAGGATTGAACTGAGTGTTGCACCTGAACTGCCACGTAGATTGAGTGTCCAGTTAGCGCTAGCATTGCTTGTGTAATATAGAACACTCTGAGTAACGGCATCAAAGTTAATTGTGCCAGTTGCTGCTGTAGCAGATACTGTTGTGCGCTCTTCTGGTGATACTACTATTGAGCCAGTTAAAGTCTTGTTAGTAAGAATATCTGTAGTTGCCTTACCTACTAAGGTATCGGTAGCAGCAGGTAGCGTAAGCGTTGTGGTGCCAGCTACTGCAGTTGCCTGCACTGTAGTAGTTCCAGATGTAGATCCAGTAAATGCAAAGGATGATACAGGTGAGGCGCTATTACGGAATAAGATCAAGTCTTCTGAGGTAAGCACGTGCTTAACTGAAGCACCGGCATTGTGAGTAATACCAGATACTCCAGCAGTTCCTGTTCCTGCTTGGCCTCGACTGATTGTGAAAGTATCACCAGATACACCAGTGACATAAACAATTTCCTCATTAACAGTATCGTGATCTATTGCAACGGTAAAGATATCTACGTTGCCAGGATCAAGGGTTATGCCACCTAGTAGGGCAGTAGCTGCAGCAACTGATGGAACTGTCATAGTAGTAGCGGTAGTATTGATACCACTATTAAGCGTTGTCTCAACGCTAATGCTTGAATATTCTCTAGTCATTTATCTGCCTTACTTGGTATAGTGGATTCGGATTGGGTACTTGTCTTGCAGTTTAAGTGCTTCTTCATTAAGTCTCTGGTTGTATAGAGCATAGATATAGCGAGATGAAGCCACACCAGCACTACTTGAAATCTTGGTATCGTTTAGATCAGCCTCTGCTGAACTCAAGTTGATACGACCAGCATCAAGATATGAGAGCAACTTGTAAGAGGCACCAAGGATTGCTACCTCTGCAGAAGATGCAGGAAGTCCGGTCACATCAGCGTAGTCATCTGTGTTGCTATCTAAAGTAGTTGGTTCAGTTGTATACCAGACCTGTACTGTTCTACCAGGTTGGATATTCTCATAGATATTTACAGTGTTTTGTGTATTAAAGGTTGCAACGTTAGCCATTGGATCTGCACGCCAGCGGTTGATAGGTAGCCATTCTTGGCTTGAACCTGTGGTCTGCCAAGACATAAAGAGGATTGATTCAGCATCATCAGGCAACGGATAGGTTGTCTGGCTTGCATTAAAGGTAAAGGTAGTTGAAGAGACAGCCCAGAGTTTAGGATAGAGGCTATTGATTACATCGTTGATAGCCTTCTTAATCATCAACCTAGGGAAGGTTGGAGCAAGGGTAACTTGGGCATACTGTGCGTGAGGAGCAGGAGATGTTCCCTGATAGCCACGACCAAAGCCTGGAGCTGCGTTAAGTGTGCTAGTTGACTGGTTGAAGTTATCAATCCAGATCAGTTCGTCATCAACTTCGATGACACCTTTAGCAAGGTTGGCAGATGAGCCAATGTTCATAGCAAGATCAGTTGTATTGATCGCTGCCGTTAGGTAGGAGATTCTATCTTGACGCAGGGTGTAGCCTGCTAGAGATGAGCGAACCTCATCAATCATTTCATTCAGTGTTGGCATTATTTCCTCTCATACCAGCCATCTCCCCATAGAGTTAGCAGTCGTGCAAAGTATTGCTCGTATTGTGGTGCAATAGCATCTAGTGAATACAACGCTACTGCTCTCTTATGTATTGCTACTGGGTCTAAGTCCTTGACCCACTCTGTTGCTACTGCAAACTCCATTGCATTTCTGCAACGATATCCAGTAACACCATTGGGGTTAGTCTCAGTAAAGGCTCCCCAGTCTGTAGTAATCGTTGGAGTACCGCAGGCTTGCGCCTCAATTACTACATTGCCAAAAGGTTCAATATAAAGTGTTGGAGCAAATAGGGCAATAGCACCACCCATTAACTTTGCTCGTTCTTCTGGACCGACAGGTCCTACCCATTCGCCGTATTCAATCTTTGGGTTCTTACCAGGACCTGCCATAATGAGCTTAAGTCCTAGTTCTTTACAGACGTGCTGTGCTACAACTAAACCTTTGCGATCTACCATACGTCCTACGTAGAGGTAGTAATCTTCCTTCTTCTCCTGCAACGGAAACATCTCTGGCTCTAAGTAACCAGGAATTACCGCATCGTAGAAGTTGCCATCTACCTTTGTTGGATCTTTATACATTGCATAGATGCTGTGCATCCAAGCATAAGACTCAAATACTTTATACTTGCTAAAGATTCCACCGTAGCCGACACCAAACTCGACGCTCATATGTTCTGGGTAGGCATCTGCGATAGGCTTCTGTGAATAGCCACCGATCAGGCAGATAAAGTCTTTCTTCTGTAGGCGCTTGCCTAGTTCGTAGATAGCGTTCTGGTTAAAGATCTGCCAGTGTGGTAGCGCATTATCAAATGCAGCTTCGGTGTAGTGCTTATCACCGAGTGCTTCTTCTTGCTGTTCTTTAGTGATGCAGGTGATGAGTTCATCAACAGGTGCTTCATTCTGATCTCCAGCATAGAGATAGACCGTATGGCCTAGCCCCTTCATCATCATACAAAAGCGTCTGACCTTTTCGGTATAAGCGCAGTTGACGTAATCTTTAGTTGTTTGTGTATGTGGCAGGCTTATGACGTGGAATCTCATAGCCTTATTCTACAGGCAAGTCCTCTGATTCAGGCTCTGCTGACACCTGATAGACAGGCTCGGCAATAGTTTCAATCTCTGTCTGGGTTGTGAGTTGATACTCACCCTGACCGCAGACATTGCACTTAGTCACAACTTGAGCATCATCTGCATTGCGTGTCTCCATATAGTGATGACCGCAGCAGACTGAGTTATATTCGTATCTAATAGCCATAATTACTCCTTAGTAGTAAAGATAAACAACGCCGTTACCGCCTGAACCTGCAAGACCTAGTGTGGATGCACCGCCCCCACCACCACCGCCTGAGCCACCATTACCGCCAGCGTTGCTAGTTGCATTAGAACCTGCGCCTGTGCGCCCTGCGCCGCCACCGCCACCGCCGAAACCTGTTCCCGTGCCTGATGAACCTGTGCCACCTGCGAAGAAATCGCCAGTTCCACCTGCACCGCCTGTATTACTTCCCACTGAACCTACTCCGCCACCGCCACCACAGATAAGGCCGCGACCACCTGCGCCACCAATTAAAGTTCCAGTTGTAAGAGCGCTGCCACCACCGCCGCCAGTTGAAACCCCAGCACCGCCAGCATTTTGCGAACCTGTATTTCCACCACTTGCATATCCGACAACCCCAGCGCCTGCAGCAGGCGCTCCTGTATAAGAAACAGTTGAAATTATTGCTACATTGGGTGTTGTTGCCCCACCGCCAGCACCACCTGATGTTGCAGTTATTCCTGCAGCACTGCCGCCACCAGCCATAACCATTCCGTAAATTGATGAACCGCCATTTGCGCCAGCGCCAGCAGTTGATGTACCAACACCGCCAGTTCCAACAGTTACAGTATTTGTTGCCCAAGTCCAACCAGCAGAATAGCCACCTGCTCCACCGCCACCGCCACCGCCTGTGGTCTGTGTGCTTCCTGCACCACCACCACCAATAACGATTGCATAGACTCGACGGATGCCAGTTGGGATTGTTACTGATGTTGTTCCTGTTGCAGTAATAGTTTGTTGCAGCTTGAGTCCATAAGGTGTATCAGTAAATGATGAATTGCTATAAATCGTTGCACTCATAGTTGCTCCATTCTAATAGAAAAGATAAAGAATTCCGTTGCCACCAACGCCGCCATTTGCACCGCTACCTGCGCCACCACCACCAAGGCCACCTGTTCCACCTGTTCCACCTGATGGGTTTTGACCATTACCTGCTACACCACCACCACCGCCACCTGAGCCTGGTCCAGCAGTGCTACCTGTACCACCAGTAGTTATTGCGCCAGTAAGAATATTTATGCCATTGCCACCGTTGCCACCTAGACCATTAACAACTTGTCGAGCGCATCCACCACCACCGCCTGCTAAACCATTACCACCAGCACCTGCGACTGCAGGCAAAGTAGCGCTTGTGTGCGCACCACCACCACCACCAGAAATACCATCTCCACCTGCACCAGCAGTAACGCCAGCGGTTGCAGTACTACTACCGCCGCCTGCACCGCTACCTGAATTGCCCTTTGTAGCACCAAAAGCACCGCCAGGTATTCCGTAATAATTAGTTGAACCATTATTACTCGCAGTAGCGCCACCACCGCCTGCACCGCCAAGAAACGGCGCATTATTTGCTTGACCACCACCACCTGCAATAACATTTCCATAACGAGTATAATTACCAGCAGCATTAACTGCGCCACCCGTACCTACAACGCAACTTGAAGTTGCAACTGTCCATCCCCAAGCGATACCGCCAGCACCTGATGCGGAACCGTTACCTGCACCACCACCACCACCAACTGCAATGGCAAATACAAAGTTAATTCCATCAGGGATTGTCACTGATGTAGTTCCTGCCAAAATTGTTTGGCGTAAATATAATCCAAATGGCAGATTAAAATGTGTGTTTACAAATGGAGTATATGTAGCACTTTGCATCCCAATAGATACTGGGTTGCCAGCTTGTCCTTTGCGGTTTGGATTGCTCATAGTGTTCTCCTAGTAGAAAAGGTAAAGTATTCCATCGCCGCCTACGGCTCGCGTTACGCCAGAGCCACCACCACCACCACCAAGACCGCCTGCACCGCCAACTGTTGTAACTGCATTGGAACCATTACCAGCAATTCCTGCACCACCACCACCTGCACCATTGGTATTTGTACCAGTAGAACCTGTACCACCAGTTGTAATTGCTCCAGTAAGAATGTTAATTCCGTTCCCACCTGCGCCACCTGTACGAGTACCAGTTGTGGTGCCTGCTCCACCACCACCGCCACCTACTAAACCTGAACCACCTTTGCCACCTGTATTAGTTCCCGAACCAGAAGTATTACAGTTTGCACCACCACCGCCAGAAATACCATCTCCACCAGCGCCACCTGTTTGACTTCCTGTTACAGTGTTGCCACCGCCACCGCCTGCACCATTTGCAGCATTACCTGTGCCAGTTACAGAACCACCCGCACCACCAGGAATACCCCAATAGTTTGTACCACCTGCGCTTGCAGGCGCACCACCGCTACCAAGTGTTCCAGCGCCGTTGTTTGCACCACCACCACCTGCAATGATATTTCCATAACGGGTATAACCACCAGTAGCGCTAACCGCACCACCAGCACCAACTACACAACTTGAAGTAGCAATAGTCCAGCCCCAAGCAACTCCACCTGCACCGCCACCGTTAGGGCCAGCAGCACCACCACCGCCACCGCCAACTGCGATAGCGTAAACAAAAGTAATGCCAGCAGGAATAGTTACCGAAGTTGTACCAGCAAGAATTGTCTGTCGAAGTTGCAAGCCATAAGGCAAGATGGCAGAAGTATTAGCAAAAGGTGTTTCTCCATCACCGTGTATTTGACCTGATACAGGTCCTGCAACTTGCCCCCTGCGTGATGGGTTAGCCATCCTTACACCTCGCGTGGTTCCATACTAAAATAATTGAGACGGTTATTAAATAAAGGGCAAGCCACTTCATTAGGAAATCCTGTTGACGTAACCTGAAATCGTGATAACGGATGCAGTTGCTGCAAAGGCTGCAACAGTTGAACCAGTAGTGCCATCACCTGTTAGTGGCAAGCCTGCAACGATAAGAACATCGCCTGACTGCGGAGCTAGTGTGATCGGCTTTGCGTGTTGCACTGCGCCAGTGCCACCGAATTGAACGGTGAGCAATACAGGTGAGGTCGAAGTGTTATTGGCATAGAGCCACACCTCGTCAATGATTGAGGCAGATGTGCCTGTTGTATGGATAGTTGTACCAGTTGAGGCAGTAGCCACAACGGTAGTTGGCGCACCAGTTGATGAACTAGATAAAAGCGTCTTTACATATGTTGCCATTTATATTCCTATCCGAATACTTGGTTTGCTAAAATATATTGGTCAGAATCAGTTGCTGTTGCAGGTCCAGTGGCACCAGTTGGGCCAGTAGATCCTGTCGGTCCTGTTGCACCTGCTGGGCCAGTAGCACCTGCAGGTCCAGTTGCACCTGTCGGTCCAGTTGGACCAGTAGGTGATGGTTGACCAGTTGCACCGACAGGTCCTGTTGGACCAGTTGGCCCTGTAGCACCAGTTGGTCCTGCTGGCCCTGTAGCACCTGTTGGTCCTGGAACTGTGCTATCTGCACCAGTTGGACCAGTCACACCTGTTGGACCGCTAGGTCCTGGTTGTCCTGTAGCACCGACTGGACCAGTAGGTCCACTTGAACCAGTTGGTCCTGTAGCTCCTGCTGGGCCTGTTGCTCCCGTTGGTCCTGCGACAGTTGATGCAGCACCTGTTGGACCCGTAGGACCTGTCGCTCCTGCAGGTCCTGTGGCTCCTGTAGGGCCAGGAACGGTGCTGTCTGCACCTGTAGGACCTGTGGCTCCTGTGGCTCCTGTAGGCCCTGTAGCGCCTGTAGCACCCGTAGGACCAGCAACTGTAGAGTTAGCACCTGTGGCTCCAGTAGGTCCCGTAGCACCCGTTGGGCCTGTAGCACCAGTAGCACCAGGAATCGTACTTGCCGCACCTGTGGCTCCTGTTGGACCAGTAGCACCAGTAGGACCAGTAGGTCCTGTTGGGCCAGTTACTCCTGGGATACCCTGTGGACCTTGATTGTTTGAAAGGACAACAGAAGTTTCCGCTTGATCTTCAACAACGACAATAACCTGCATCTCACCCGATTGTGGGTCAATGCTTACAACGGTATTATCTAAAGCGTTTTGGGAGAATACTACTGTTGTCTCACTCATAGGGTCACGCCAGCGGTAACTACAAACTTTCCTTCAAGTAGTCGAGTAATGACGCTTCCAGAGTTGAGAACAAAATCATAAGAGTATCGGGATGGATTAAAGTCTGCTGTTACTGCAGCACTGATGAGGATAGATACAGTTCCAGCAGCACCACCAAGGGTGATGCCATTGCCGTTAGTCAATACAAGGGTGGTTGTATTAGAACCAACAAATGGTCTAATCGTCATAGTAGCACTATAGCCAGTTAAGTCCCAAAGAGTGTTACCAGTTTGGATAGTGAAGTCAAGTTCAAAGGTGGTCGCTTGATCGCAAACGATATTGTATTTAGCACTCACGTAGAGACTCCTCTGAGAGCTTGCGCTGCAGGTAGTTGAAAAGTACCAGCGATAAGGTTACATACACCGCTGTAATCGAGGCGATTTTCGCTAGTGGTCCCCGCAATCGCATTTAATACTCCTACTGTATCTGTTAAATTTGTTGTTACTGATCGTTGAACTGCCCATTGGCGAGCAGCAAGTGCTTCACCTACCATCGCCTCTGGTGCTCGATAGGTGCCACCATTAGCAAGACGATTTAGTTCATCTAATAGCGTTGTACCGTATTCTCCTAGTGCCACCTATATCTCCTCTACTTCTTCTTGCGAGCTGCTGCTGCGTTATCTACTAAGTTTGGATAAGGCCGTCCTGCTGCCTTAGCCTTGGCCTTTGCTGCTGCCTTTTGTGCAGGCGTTAGCGCCTTTGATGTTTTCTTAGGATTCTTCTTATCCCAAAATGCTACTTTCTTTTTCATTTGCAACTACAATCCCAAGCACGAAGTGACTTGTTTATTCTTGAGTTCGGATCTC